ACTCTTGAAGTTGATCGTGAATCTTCTTTTCCATCTTCTTAGCAGCAATCATAGCTGGATGGAATGTTACAGTAGTAGGTGTAGTACCATCACCCTCAACGATCTTATCAGATACCGCTTCAAGCTTAGTAGTTAATGGGCCTAAACGCTTAGCTAAGTCAGTAAGAGTTTCACCCGGTTTTAACTGTGTTTCACCATCTATCAAGTAAGGTTGTGCAGTTTTAGTTTGCATTACATCACTTAGAGCCGAACCTGCTGCTTTAGCATTAGGGTCTAAGTTGATGTGTACAGACTCAGACACACCGTCAGGTAATACAGAAGGATTTACGGAGAGAGGAAACTTGTTATTACCAAACAGTACATCTACGATCTGACCGTATGCAGCAAGTGTCTTGGTCTTAGTAACCTTAACAAACACACGAGACTTCTCAGTATCTGTAAACTGTACATCTTTACCATACAAACCACGATAGTTACGGTAAGCTTTAAGCCACCGCTCTTCGTCTGCATAGCGTGAGTCTTCTGCACGTTTATAGCGTTCTGCTACAAAAGACACTACACTGGATTTAGTCTCAAAGATTTTGTCTTCGCTATCTTCTGCAGCTACGACTTCATCTGTTTCAAACATTTCTTCTTGTTCTGCCATTATCAATACCCGAATGATGGATCACTAGCTTGAAAACCAGTGCGTTGTTTTGCTGGGTTGTAATCCCATATGCTGCTACGTGGACGTGTCATTATACCATATCTTAGAGCGTCATAAAGGTGATCCTCTGCGTGAGTATCAACATCTTCTGGATTCTTCTTATCCAGAGGAATACTAGGAATCTGTGCAATAGTGTTAGTGCAGTTGTCCATAAACACAAGTTGTGGCTTCTCAGTGAACTCATCCACCTTCAATCGCCTATGTATCTCGTTCTTACCTGCGACACGTGAGCCTCTTGACCTGTCAGACGGACGCCAGCGGCATCCCTTTTGATTCATCTGCTCTGCCAAGCTAGGCCCAGTGTCGCCACGGTTGTGCCATAAAGAACTATCTAGCACCCCGTATCTCATTGTACCATCTTTTGATTCTGCTTCCAAGATTAAATCTGCTAAGTCAGAAGCTGTAACTTTAGAGACATACATCTCACGGTATACAATTACTTGTTCGTCAGGAGCTACAGCAAACCACAGAACGCCAGTGTAACTACCATACCCGTAATCACAAGCCCTAAACTTTGCCCAAGAGTCAGGGATCTCGAATGCGTCCACGACATGTACTTTTCTGTCAAACTCTGGAAAAGCGGCACCCTCATTAATATCCCAGTTACCTTCAAGTAGCTGCTTACGCTGATGCTCCGGCAGAGAGAGAAGCATTGCTTCATAGTCTCCAGAGTCAGATAAGTACGGATTGTCGAATAGAGAGGCTGGAATAAAGCGTCTTTTAAATAGAGGCTCACCCTCTTTACTGTGACCTTTAGGGAAGGTGATTGTTTCACCTGAGTCGATATCTGTTGCCCAAAAAGCTTTGCCTGCTCTTTCAGGGTCAATAAACATTTTCTTAACCCAAGCATGTCCTGCTCCTCCGGGGTTTGTTGTGGCTCTCATGTAAAGCCCAAGCTCTGACGCATGTGCAGACCTCAAGCGTGATCTCATATAACCCCAAGCGTAAGGGCTAGTCCATTGTGTAAGTTCGTCAAAACCAATCCAATTAAAAGCCTGCCCTTGGTAACGGGTAACATCTGTGTCTTTATCCAAGTACGACATCCAGAGGCGACCACCTCTAGGAGATATCCATTGCGACTTACGCTCTGACCATTTGATTCCCGGTACTGCACGTGGGTACAACTCCTGTGACTTCTGTATTAGTTCTCTTAGTTCTTCTGTAGTGTGACGTACAAGTAGTCCAGAGAAGTTAGGATCATTCAAACCGTGTAGTGGATCAGCTAACATAGCGTATGACTTACCCCCACCAGCGGCACCACCATAAAGTACTTCACGCTCTGAGGCACTAAGGAAGCTTGTTTGGGGGCCGGGGTTTGGCTTGAACACAACATCCATAGCCGCATCTACATCATACTCAGGGGCTTTGACTTGCGCAGGAACAGTCTCTACCTTGGGGGTGGCGACTACTTCAACTGTCTCTGTCAATCTCTGCGTATGCCCCGACCCCTTTGGCTTCAAGCTTTTCGATTTCCTCAAGGGTTTCTTTGAGCCACTTGGCAAGCTTGCGTTTAATTGCAATTGTTTTTTTACGTCTTTGCTCAACTTCAATTCGCCTCTTTAAGCCTGTATGGCCTATACTACGACCAGTTTCTCTGCTTAGCCAGTGGGCTACTGCACGATAACTATACTGCTTTAAGTGGCGCTTGGCAAGTTCTAAAGCTTCTAGTTCAGACTCAATAGGTACAAGTAGTTTGTCGTTGTCAGGATGTAGCTCGTAACCAAAGGGGATACGTTTTGTTACCCTTACAATGGTATGCCATTTCTTGTTGTGGTTCTTTGGCGGTAACGGTAGCTGCCAAAAACCTAGATCTCTTTCAGGTATTATTCGTTTGAACCTTCTTTTGGTGGCAGATAGAAGATGCCTCCGCCAGATGTTACGTCTACTTTGTCTACCTTACCAAGTCCTGCACGATCAAGCAAGTCTTTTGCTGCTACCATCTTTTCTTTAATGCCTAACTCTGTAGGGTCATACAAAGCACCTACCATAGCCATAGCTGCCTTAGGTGCAGTACGTGCAAAGTACGTGCGTGTCTTCTCACCAATCTCATCCTTGAGAGCCTCAACAATAGCAGCCGTACTTGAAGCAGGATCATAACCTGCCAGTTTCTTAGCTGCTACTGCATCACCGTTAGCCTCATCAAAGAGTACCTCTAAGAAGCGCTGTTGCTTTTCTGTTAATGCTCTAGCCATAGTATTTCCTTATAGAGGATTATTGACTAGCTCATCATACGCTTTCCAGATATCATCTACTTCTGTTTGTAGAGTGTCTAACGTATCGCCTAGTCCGTCTGTAATAGTTGTAGCCTTATCCACTTGGCTACGAAGGTCTAGTAACAGCTTCTGCTGCTCTAGGATCTGTGTCATGTTTGTGCTTAGCTGTGCAAGCTTCTGATTCAAACCACGTACATCGTTATCTGCAATAGCCTGCTCTAAGGTTTGTATACGAGATACAAGCTTAGCTTCTAGCTCCTGAGACTTAGTGAGTAGCATAGAGTCTAAAGCTACAATCTCACCACTAAGGTTATTGTTTACCTCTGTGAGGTTGCGCTGGGCTACAGTTTCTACTGAAGTGACACGTTTGTCTAGCTGACCCGCCTTAGAGTCAAAGGATGCAGACTTATCTACAACCTCTGCAATACCAGCCTCAACACCGTAGAAGCGTTGCAGTGTATCGTAAGACCACCATACACCACCTGCAACTGTAGAAAGAACTGGAAGTGCTACAGCAACCATCCAGCCCTTAATGTTGTAACCACCTACGCTAAACTCAAAGTCCATCATTGTGTTGGCATTGCCCCATACTGATTAATGTATTCACCAGCAGCGTAGATCTCTGTGGCGTTCTTCATCTCAGGTGTCAGGTAGCCTTGAAAGCCTGTGCCAAACCCTGAGTCATCCCAAGTAATAACGAACTCATCAACTGACTGAGTGTAGGTAATAGCTGTGTAGCTACCAACCATGAAGTTACCCTGAGTAGCATAAGTATCTACACTAGCTGTAAGTTCATCGTTATTAGCAGCAGCCATAAAAGCACCAGCTTGTTGAGCAAAGTTCTCTACTGCAGCTACAGCTTCATTGTATTCGTTAACTTCTGCTGTGTCAAGGCTGTATGCGTCTGTCTCTAACATACCCTGCAGTTCAACCTGCTCAGGCTTAGTATCTGCCTCTGCTGCTGTAGAAGCTACCTCAACCGCTGTCATAACTACAGTCGTAGCAGCAGTAAGGTTATCTACTGCAGTGTTAAGACTATTCATGTTAGCTGCATGTTCTTGCATAAACATCTGCTCTGCTGTCTCAGCAATAGCGTAGTCATGGTTGAGTACAAGTTCTTTAGCTTCTAGATATGCGCCTATTTCCTCTGTAGTAATGATACCAGCATTAAGTGCATCATCGTTAATGACACCACCAATAGCAGCATAACCTACAGCACCTACAGCTAGAACAGCACTATCAGTTATACGATCTTGTATATCACCAATAGAAGCGATAAGCATATCAATCTTCTCTTGCCCTGTCAGTGAGTACTCAGGGGGTGGTGGCGACTCTGCGTTTGCTACTGCGGAAACGGTCACTAAGGCTGAGCTTAGGAGTAGTGTCTTGAGCGATCTCTTCATCTGTGTCTTCCTCTCCTACCCGTAACAGGGTATCCCAGAACGGTTGGTCTGTCTCATATCCAACTATGTAAAGCGCTGGACTCTCTCTGTACTTTTTTATTGCTGCCTTCCCCATGAGCAGCTTTCCCGTCTTACTGTCGTTGATAGGGCATGGTGTATTAGCTAACATCATACTCCTGAACACGACAGGGTCTTGACATAACACAGATATAGCAGATACCTGTAACCCTAAGCCACCAACTTGCTGTGGTGCGCCTAAGAGCCTAGCATTCTTCCTGCGATTACAAGACTCATCCTGTTGCATCTCACCACGAGATATACCGATAATGCTAACCTGTATCCCTGTAGAGCTAGGCAGTAAGCAACTGTCGTTACCACCACCACCCATCATAGTAGGTGCTATCGCACTCATGACAGGAGCAGCACTACCAGCACCAGTAGCATTGTAGTTATTAGTTACAGTCTCATCACTATTGTTACTATCTACAGTAGAGTTATCATAACCATTAGAGAAGTCACCAGTAACATCACCAGCCTGCGCAGTCATCCCCAATAACATCACGGAGATCAGGGTCACTGCACATAAGCTGTAGAGCGGCATCTTTCTGACCGATATATGTAAGAGTTTGTGCATCTAAGTTCCGTTGGCATTTGCTATCATTAGCGGGGCAAGAGGAAGGTAAGACCACATTTGAAGTACTACATGCAGTAGTTATACTCATACAAATCAGAAAAGCAAGACTATTTGAGAGCTTCTGCCACGACATTGTTGATGTCACCACGTGCGATACCGATGTCATGAAGTTCTTTGTCTGACATGTTAGTGAGAATCCAGTAGTCTGCACGAGCTTGCTGTGCCTTTTGTAAGCTTGCCAAGAAGTCTGTGAATGTTTTAATAATTAGTGCGAACATGATATGTTTCCTATGTTAAGCCCAGCACTATTGCTAGGGACGTACATAGTTATACACATATGTCAGACAGTTACCTCTACTAAGTTTGCATACCCGTTATACGCTACACGCCTGAGAAAGTCTCTGTAACAGTCAGTATAGTGTCTACATGCCCGGCTGTTGCAGGTGTTACTTGTATCTTATCGCCAGGAGCTAAAACAATCTCAATATCTGAGAAGGTTATATATTCGTTTGCACCCAAGTTCTTACCTGTGAGGAAGTGTGATGTATAAGTATCTTCTGCAACATACCACTCAATCTCAAGGCTAACATTACCAAGAGTATTGATAATGTGAAGATAGCTAATCTCAGCCGTACAGTTAGGAGGACATGTATATACATCCTCTGTAGTAGTACCTGTGTTATGCCCGTAGACAGAACGCCTACGAGCAGGTCTACCTGCATGATTGAGTGTAACAGTCATTACTCGTCAACCCACGCTTCATTCTCTGGTGTGTTAGGGTCATCCTTAACGTAGTGACCTTTAGCTGTACGAGCACGTTTCTTACCAGGAGGAGGTGTAGCTTTCTTAGGCTTCTTAGGCTTAGTAGCTGCAATGTCTGCCTCTGCACAGATGTAGTTGATGTTCTCATCTTTACTCTGTACGTTACCATAGTTGTCTTCACCAGCAGACTGATTACCTGCAGAGTCCCACACGTAGCCGTGCTCATCTACACGGTAGCCCTTAGCTTCTAGGGCATCTTTGTATTTAAGATAATACTTCATTATTTGCCCTTCTTCATAGGACGTGCTGCAGGGTTAGATGCACCACAAGCTAAACCACCGTGAGCATATCCCATCTTCTTAGTCATACCACCCTTCATGTAACCCATCTTCTTAGCTACTTCTGGTGCCTCTTTCTTGAGAGCTTTCATACCTTTGTTCATCATACCACCTTTGTTCATACCTTCATGATAACCTGTTCCACCACAGTGAGAACAACCTTTACCTTTACACTTAGGACATACCTTCTTCATGTTCGTTTTCTCCCCGATGCTGTCGTAGACCACTTAACTTTCTTTGGGCCTGTCTTCTTTGCTGCTTCTTGTTTACTAATCTTACTTGCTACTGCCTTTGGTCTACAAGCTGGGTAGGATCTACCGTCACCCTTTTGCCTACCACACTCTTTACCCGTCTTAACGTCCGTCCACTCTTCACCAAACCACTTACCTAAGCCGCCCTTGGCATAGCCTCGGGTGCTTGGCAGTACGTGTTGACTACGAGACTTTATTGTTCTTCGTGCCACTGTACTTACCTCCACGTGCTTTGTATGTCTTAGTAAGCCAAGCAGAGCCATAAGCGCTGGGCCATACGTCAAACTTCTTCTTAGCTTCTGCCTTTACTTTAGCGTACAGCTTCTTGTTTGTAGGGGTAGGGGATGCCATTACCATTTCACCTTATCTGCCCAGTAAGCTGCTGAGAGCTTACCCTTCTTAATATTCTTAGCGTGTCTAGCTTTGAAGCTTGCACGTTTCTTCTTCATCTTGTCAGACTCACCCGCTTTAGGCTTGCCTGCTGTGGATGCTCCCTGCTCACCAAAGCGGATGAGCTTGATGGTGTCACCCTCCTTGGCAAGTACAGCGTGGGATTTAGTTGGATGCTTTGGTGTACGCTTGGGTTTGTTGTAACCCTCAAACTTCTCACCTCTATATTCAATCGCCATAAGGTCTTTTCCTATCAGGGTCTAGTACATCGTTACGACTTAACATGCCCTCAAGATACATAGCTCTCTCTACATGATCTAAAGTGTAACGCACTCCAGTGTCAGCCTCTATTGCAGCACGTACATAGAACACATCACTACGAGGGATATGAATACGGCGTATACGATTGGCACTACCGTCAGCTAACGCAGAGTAAAACTCTTCAAGTACGTTATCATCTGCGTATAGTTGTACGGGTTTAGTAGTCATTGTCAATACTTTTCTTGGTAAAGAAGTGGTACGTGTCGCAAACTACGTGTTAGGAGAGAGGAGACAGGAGGAGAGTTACACATAATGTTTGTAACACGTACCAGTAGTGTAACACTTATATGTTTATACAAGTTTATGTGTGTTACATACCTATAGTGTACAAACTATAAAGAAGAGTGTCAACCCTATAGTTAAACTTTCTATAGTTAAACTCTTCCTATGTCCAGTATCTTTATTAACACACTCTTTATATAGTTTAACTATTTATTATTTATTACTTGTATTAAGTTAAACTAAGAAAGTTAAACTCTGTCTGCTCCTGCTCCGCAGTTATACTCATGGAAACACCCTAGTCAACCCATAAAATACGTATAATCACAAAGATGTTACTAAATGTTACGACTTTGTAACATATTGTGATAATAATACCACACATGTACTACTAAATAAGGCAAAACCTGGGCAAAGCTAAAAACCCCGTGTGTGTATTTGTGTATATACGTATACCTCATACCCCCCACTGGCCCTCGCACCCCCTCGTTTTTGCCTGTGTTTCGCATTATGTGGGGGCATTTCATTGCAAGCGCTTGTTTTTGTTGCAATCCTTAACTGTTACATCGTCAGATTCTGCGTGAAATAGGGCGTTTTTAGGGTGGTTTCAGAGTTTGTGATCACAAATAGCAAAGGGATGCATCTAAACCATACCGCCACCCCCTAACGTGATCACAAATATGCCACCCCTCATATGCCATGCCGATTGCGTTAGGTAATAGATTCGCGCGTGTAGTATTACATCCGCGAGGCAGTAATTAGTTTATCAAGTAAGATCAACACCTTAGCTAAACTCTGCCTAAGTCCAAATGAAATGTTACAGTTTAAAACTAAACAAAACAAAGAGTTAACTTTATTTCGTGATCGGTTAAAGTTTTTTATTGAATATCTGAAATCCCATTGCTAGGTTGAATACATCGAAAGCGACAAGG